TTTAAGGATATGGGCAGTCAGTCCATACGCCTTAATCCAGTGGGTTCTGATTTGGTTGAGTACAACTCAAACTCAGAAACTAGGGAATATATTTTAGATGTATCATATACATTTAAAGAAAAAATGTTAAAGAAAGATACTTGGGAGCATATACTTCGTCAGGTATCGCATATAGAAGCCTTGTTTTTTAACAATCAGAGTAACACCTTTCACAATGGCAGATTCGATACGGCTAGAATAAATGTCAAAGAAGAAGCTGAAGAAGCCATAGAGGGATTAAATGTTATTAGATGGGAATGGCGAGGTTCTTATGTTGGAAATATATCTTAAAGTAATAAGGAATAGATATGAAAATAAAGTTAAAAAAAGGAGAGAAACTTTCTTCTAATCAAAGTTATCAAGGATTAGATATGGAAGTTTGGACTGCATTAAATCAAGGTAAAGTAGTTGAGGTTGATTCAATGCCAGAAATTTGCAAATCTCAACTAGAAGAAGTTAAAGGGAGTAAATAATGGCTAATGCAGTTTTTTCACCAAAAGATTTTAAAGCATACGTTATCCTAGAAGGAGCGAGTACCGCAAAAAATGGTAATGGTTTTGCTAGTGGGGAAGTTAATCCAAATGCTCCAGCAATTACAGCAGATTTATTAAAATTAAATGTAGATTCAATTAGTTTTCCATCTTTTAATTTAAATCAAGTAATGGAAGTAAGAGCTGGTGCTGGTAGGGTTGCAAAAGCAGTAGATTTTTTTCACGATAATAAAAATAGCGTTACAGAAGTTAGTGTTTCTGGGGTATTATCAAACACTGCTGGTCACAACTTATTGCTTAAAAATATTATGGGTAGCACAGCAAATACATTAGCTATGGCTTATAATCATACTGGAAGTACAGGTGAGTATGGTCAAACATCTGTTGATAATGCTACGTTTACTATGGTTTTAGCATCTCCAGACACAACTGATGGTTACAATATTGTTATGAGAGGTTGTTTATGTAGTAATTTTGTAATATCAGCAGATATGGGAGATGGCGGTATCTATAGGTTTGATGCAACAATTACAAGTGGATTATTGCCTATTTTAACCAATGCACAAACTCCTGCTGAAGCAAGTGGATTTGTGGCAACTCCTATATCACTATCAACAGCATCTACTAAAACTGTAAATAGTGCAACTGTAATTATGCAAAATTTTAATGTGACAATAGATAGCCCTGTTGTTTATGCTGGATTCTCTAACACTGAAGGTTACAAAGGTTTTCAATCTTTTGCTAGAGGGGCAGAAACATCAGTGACAGCATCTTCAACAGTAAAACTAGACTCAGCAACAAGAGATATGTTAAACAACTTTCACGCTGGAACAGTTGATGAAGCAGGTTCTTTTACTTTAACTCAAGGAACATCAACTAACTACTCTCTTGCTATAGCTAGGTCAGCATTAACAAATGTTGCATACAATGAAGGTGATATTATGATGTTAGATGTTGAAATGAAGGCTTTAGCTCATACAAGTGCAGAAAGCGTATTAGCAGTTACTATTGCTTAATAATGAAGTTATCTACAGGAAAAACAATCGAACTAAAAGAAATGTCTGTTGATGATATTGATTACTGCAATGATTTACCTCAGATGAGGTATGAAGGAAATGAAATTGTAGCTATCACTAACTTAGCAAAAGCAAGAACTGCTTGGATTCGCAAAGGTGTTGTAGGGGCTGATGATAAATTTATCAAGTCTTTAAGTGAGGATGAAAAGAATGAACTGTCTTTGGCAGTACAGGAACATCAACGCTTGGGGGAGTAGAATCCCTCACATTAGAACTAAACTTCTTACTAGATAAAAAGTGTGAGGGGTGTATGTATCACGAATACCCCTATGAGGCTCAAATTCCTATCTTAATCGAAGGAAAATATGAAACTCGAACCTTTACATCAGATGAAGATGTTTGGGATGTTATTCGGCTTTTAATAGACGAAACACAAGAACATATTGAAGAGGGCAGTAATTTGCATATCGCTGAATCGGTGATGGCTCAACTGCCCTTTTTTTCTTGTAGTAATATGCTAATAGATGCAAAGGCACAAAAAGATATAAAAAGATTTATGTATGCAAAACAGTTTAATACATCTCCATACAAAGGAAGTTATGGAGAACAACCAAAAAAATGGGTAGATAAAACCTTTTTATTAACACATTTATTAGAAAGGCAAAAAGCAAAGGCAATGAAAAATGGCTAAGGCACAAAATGAAATAAAAATTATATTTAAAGGTGATGATAAGTTATCTAGTAAAATTAAAAAACTAGACAAAGCTACTAAATCTTTAATTAATACTCAAGTTAAGTTAGAGTCACAAAGAAAAAAAGGAAGAACTCAAGCGGAAAAAAATTCTGTGGCGTTAGATAGGTTAAGAGTTAAAGTTACCGCACTAGGTCTTAATTATAATAAAGTAGTAGTTTCTAATAAGCATTTTGGCTCTGCATTAATGGGCAGTAAAGTAGCTTTAGAAAAAGTAAAAATTGCTACTCAAAAATATATAAAAGAAAATACAAAAGCAGATATTAGCACAAGAATTTTAGGTGGAACTTTTGCAGTTTTAAGGTCTAAACTTTTACTTGTAGGTTTTGCTATGACAACTATTGTTAGACCTCTTTTAAGATTTGTAAAAGATAGTGCTAGACTTGAATCTGTTAGTAATGCGTTTGACACATTAGCTGGTGCTACTGAAATTTCTAGTTTTGCAATGGAAAAATTAAACATTGCAACAAATAATACAATGTCTCAATTTGAATTATTTCAACAGGCAAATAATGCTATGATTCTTGGAGTAACAAAAAATTCTGATGAAATGGCTGAAATGTTTGATATTGCTCAAAGACTTGGTAGGGCATTAGGAAGAGATACTGCAAGCTCCGTTGAGTCACTTGTTACTGGTATAGGTAGACAGTCGAGACTTATGCTTGACAACATTGGTATTATTGTAAAAGCTGATGAAGCGTATAAAAAGTTTGCAGAAGCAAATAATACAACAGCAGATGCTTTAACTGACGCTCAGAAAAAACAAGCATTTTTAGAAGCAACAATGGAATCTGCTAGGCAGAAAGTTAGCACTTTAGGAGTTGAAACTTTAACAACACAAGACTCTTTAGACAAATTTACATCATCTTTGTCAAATTTAGGTTCTGCAATAGGCGAAAATTTAGGATTTTTTTCAAGATTGGGAGTTATTTTTGCAGGATATGCAGACAGTTTAACTGATGCTTTAACAGAAGATACTAGATACCAAGAAGTACAAAAAGAATTAAATAAAGAATTAGGAAAGCAACTACTTTTAATTCAGGAAACTGGAGATTTTTACAAACAACAACACGTTGCTTCTCAAGAAAGAGTAAAGGTGTTACTAGAGGAACTAGATGCTTTAGAATCTATAGCTGAAAATAATAAGGCAAGAATAGAGTCTGAAAAAAAATTAGCAGAAGCAGTAAGAATACAGGGTCTTGCTGAAGAATTTAACAAAGAAATGAGTGCTGGTAGATTTTCTATTGATAAACAAAAATTTATTTTTGATATACAATACAAAGAGGGCATACAGGGCGTTACTAATGCGATAGAGCTTCAAGCGAATAAAGTTGAAGAATTAACAATAAAGCAAAATGAAAATTTTCATAGTTTAAAATTTTTAGATGCTGAGCAAAAATTTGCTGTTGATAGTGTTCGTCAGTTAAGTTCAGCATTTGGTCAGGCAACTATTAATGGTCAAAATATGGGAGATGCGGTAGTAAGTAGTTTAAAGGCTATAGCATCTGAGTTAATAGCACAAGCTGGTACCTATGCGTTACTTAATATGTTTACAGGAGGTGCATTTGGAGCAGGAACATCATTTTTTAAATTTATTACTGGTCATACTGGTGGATTAATTAAAGATAATGGAGATATACAAAGATTTGCTACAGGTGGGATGGTACAGGGTCAAGACAATGTTCCAATTATGGCACAAGCTGGAGAGTTTATTATTAGAAAAGCAGTGGTAGAACAAGTAGGGGTTGACACTCTTGCTAGATTAAATAGTGGAGAGGGTGGTGCAGGAAATACAATTAATGTTAATATTTCTGGTGGGGTAGTTGATGAAAGCTATGTAAATAATGAATTAATACCTGCCTTAAATAAAGCAAGTGGTTTAGGAAATAGAATAAATGCTTAGTTTTGGAAGTAGATTAGCTGGTTCACTTAAAAATTCAAATACAACTTCTTTTTGGGTTTTAAAACTTTATTATAATGATGAGTCTGCATTTATTGGTCTTTCTGACAGAGATAGGCAAGATGGTTCTGATTTTTATTATGGATTAATTTCAAGCTGGGGTTCTTACTCTCAATCTTTAGATTTTAATAATTTTACTACGTCTACGTCTAATATGACTATTAGTGTAATAAATACTTATAATTCAATAAATGGAAAAAGATTTTCAGACTTGTTGTCTATTTATAATTTTAGCAATAGAAAATGGGAGTTATTTTTAAATACTGCTCAGACAAGCACATATGATGGCTCCGCAAAATTAATTGGAACTGGCGTAATATCTGGTAATATTAAATACGATTATAAAAAGTTAAGTTTACTGTTAATAGATAAAAGCTCTATAATTCACAAAACATTGCCATCTTCTACTTTAGGAACAACTAGCGGAATACCTAAGAATAATAAAAATAAACCTATTCCAATGTCTTATGGAAATTTTTATGAAAAAGATATTGGAACAATTCCAACAACCTATTTTGATAGATTTAAAAATTTTTATAGAAGTGCCTTTCCTGCAATTATAAGTAATCAATTTGATGCTACAGATGAGTTATTAACAGCTAAAATAGAAAATTCAGCAGTTCATACTTTAGATAGTGAAAATGTTTACTATTACAGTAATGGTTACTATGCTACAATAATGAGTACGGATGTTGATGCCACAACAAACAATCCTGAAATTGATTTTAATGGCATAAGATGTAAAGTATATATTCCACTTAGCACAGATAATTTTGCTACAAGTGGGACAGGTAGTCAAAATAATGTTGCAAATATGGTAAATGGGGCATTTAATGATTCTAGCACTGGGTTTATATCAACAACTGATGGAAACACTAGAAATATATTTTTTGGAATTCCTAAAGTACCTAGTATGGGAAGCATTGTATCAACAACAGCAATAGCAAAACTTGGCAATGTTACTGGTAGTGGACTTGGAAGTAATTTAACAATAGGTGCTAGTAGTTTTGCTCTAAATGTAGGTGGTGGTATAAATGGAAATGATGAAATAGAAGCAACTGTAAATTATACTACAGACCAAAAAAGTAACTGGGATTTAGAAGGAAGATTGCAAATAAGTCTTACGTCAGCTTCTGGAAGCGGTAATGCTAAAGTAGAAATTGTTGAAGTTGGTCTTGTTATAGAGTTTGATATAAATGACATAGAAACACACGAAGTTTTAGAGTATTATGAAACTACTATTGGAGATGCTGTAGGGACTCTTCCTTTTATTTCACAGCCACTTCTTAATAAAGAAATTGTTTTAACAAGAACAAGAACTACAAATTATCCTGCTAACTATGATTTTATTTACGCCTCTGGAAGAGGGAGAAAATATGGTTCTTGGATAGATGCAGATTCAAGAAATAATGGGTATGACCAAAATCAAGTACTACAAAACCCTATATATATTATAGAAGATATATTGAGAAATGAACTTTCATTAACTTCTAGCGATATAGACTATGCTTTATTTGATATTGCAGGAAATGATACAAATGGTCATATTAAAGAACCTTTTAACGAAGATGATACAAGGGATATAAAATTTGCATTTAGTCAATATAAATTTATTAATTCTAAAGAGTTAATATTTAGAATATGTAAACAGGCTTTTACTTGGTTTTGGATTAGTGGAGACGGCAAGGCTAAAGTAAGAACTTTATTTAGACCATCTGATACATTTTCTGTAGATAAAACAATAGATTTTTCAGAAATAAATTTAAAATCTTTATCTCAGACAAGTTTAAATAATGTAAGGAATGACATTACTGTTAATTATAATTATGATTATGGTTCTACAGAAAATATGAGTAAGGCAAATTCTACGGATTCAACGTCTGCTGGTAATACAGTAGATGGATATAATCAAGCATTAGAATTTTCTTTTGAAGCTGAGCATATTCTTGATGATACTACAGCAACTAAAATGGCTAATGGATATAAAGAAATATTTAAAGATAGAAAAGTTCAAATTGAATTTGATGTTATGACCGCCAAACATAACGATTTGGAAATAACAGACCATATTACATTTAGTAATTGGGATAGTAATTTAAAATTATATGGAAGCTCTTTTAGCTCAGATGTATTTATAGTGGCAAGTATATCTAAGAAAGTTAATGGATGCTCCATAAAAGCAATAAAGGTAGATGCGTAATGAGTTACCAGAGAATAGGAACACCTAAAATATATGTTGATAACCTAAATTGGCTATTTGCATTAGGTAAAATAGATGATACAGACTTTAGTTTTTCAAGCAGTGGTTCTGTTGACTTATCAACTAATTCAGATAAAATGGGTATGTTTGATATGAAGCCTAGTAATTTGCAACAAATAAATTGCAACACAGCAAATGATACTTTATTTATAACTGTAGATACTCATATAACTACAGATTCTCAAGTTGATAATAATTTTGTAGCTATACTAGGGCATAATTTTTTAGAAGCAGGTGCTAAATTTCAAATAGAACAAAGTGATAATAATTTTTCTAATACTTTTGATGTTGGCAATCAAACAGCAGTTGTTAATTCTACTGTTAGCTCTGGATTTCACGTTCCTGCAAATAATGGTTGGAGCTTAGTTACCTTTACTGATAGAACAGGCGATAACGATAATAGATACTGGAGAGTAAGAATAGAGCCTTCTAGTTCTGTTTATTCAGCTAACTTACAAATAGGGGCAATACTTATGGGGGAAACTATATCGTTGCCACATAGTCCAGATTTGCAAATAAATAGACAGTTTATATTTGATGGATTAACCAAGCAGACTTCTGTGGGTGGTCAAACATATGCAAATGCTCAATATCTATCTGGGGCAGATTGGTTTTTAGACCCATTTAATTTAAGCTCTACCAGAACAACACCAGACGCATTAAGAAAAACTGGTAGACAATCTTGGGATATGAAGTTTAGCTATCTTGCTGATACCGATACTTTTCCTGAAACTTTATATTCAGCAGATGGAATAATTCAAGGCAACGATTTTTATACTAACTTAATAGCCAAAACTCACGGAGGTATGTTGCCATTTTTGTTTCAATATGATGGAACTTTAACAGATGGGCAAGATTCTTTTTTATGGTGTAGATTAAATAACGAGCCACAATTTCAACAAGTTGCTAACAGAGTGTGGAACACAAATATAAATTTAATAGAAGAATTTTAAGGGTCAGGTATAACAATATTTAACTCTATGGCAGACCAACGCACTAACCTCTCAATGAAACTAGCAAACTCTTTTGTTGAGAGGGTCTTAGTGCTTTCTATTTCAAAATGATTCTTTATTGTAGAGTGCATTTCATTTTCAGTATAGCCCAGTTCTTCTGCCAGTATCCTCACAATATTCCAGTAATAATTATTTTGCTGACTAGAGCGTACACCAGTTTCTTTTAGTTCAATATAATAATCTCCCTGTAGTTTGGATATAGCATTGTCAAATTCCTCCCTGTTAGTGAGAGTCATTTTACCATTTTCTATATTACAGGCGAATCGCAGTCTGGACATATTTTTTCTTTCCAAAGTTTAATATCTGAAGAACTCCACAACTTGCCTTCAAATATATTCCATTTCTTACGGCATATAGGACACCAAGATAAGTCTTCATCTGCCCTTATCTCATCTGTCTTGTGATTTTCTCTATAATTCTTTTCTATTAAAGGATTATCTAAGGCATCAATGACCCATTGTATTGAACCAAACTTAGGCTCATTCTGTTTCTTTCCGTTGCTTTTCATATATAATTCCACCCAGTAGTAATAAATAATTCCGTGCATCCTGTATTCTGCCTGTGATTGGTTCTTCGGATACTTCACTGCCTGTGAGAACGTAATTGCGGATGGAATCCATATGTTTTAATAAATAAATAAGGCACACCTGTTCTGCGTCAAGATTCATTCTTTCTCCAATACTCTTGAAGTTTTTAAACTTATCTTGGTCAGATACAGTGTATTCTTCTCCCTTGACTTTCATCAGACGATTTTCTTCTTTTTGCATCTTGTCTGACCATTTGAAGAAGTCTTTAACTTTCACTTTTTACCCTTTCTACGAGTTCAGTTATTATAAGAAATGATATGCCAAAAAATAAAGACCAGAAGAAAAGACCTAGACCTAATACAAGAACATTGGCAACCCATTCTGCTATATCAAACATAATCATTTTGCTTTCCTTATTTCTTCTATAATTTCATCTTTTAATCTTGTTAAAAACCACCTAGATAAAAAATGAGTAGAGTAAATTGCTACCCCTATCCATACTACTTGAAAAACATCAAATGCGTTTTCCTGTAATGATTCTAACCAAAATGTCATAGTATTCTCCTCATTGTTAAAGATATTGTAAAATTTTACTAATAGGAACTAATATCATTTGTGCTTCATTGTCGTCACCACCTTTGACTATTCTAGCAATTTTGCCAACAAGCATAGCTTTGCACATACTTTTCAATTCATCAACAGGTACGCAAATCATACCCTTGATTTCATCTTTATATGATAAGATATGAAACCACCAATCTGCTTTTGTAACAGATATTCCAGATGCTTTACCTCTACATCTAATTTCAATAGCAATATTTCCAGTTGTCTTCCAAATATCCCTTTCTGTTTTTACTTCTATTTTGCCTTTATCTTTTAAAAGGTATTCTAATTTTTGTTCGTACTCTTGACCGAACTTTAAGTCTAAATCAAATCTATTATCTTTATTCATAATTGTTAAATTTTTAACAAAATTTTTGCCCCACTGGTGCCAACCATTTATTTGCCATCCTCTTTTCTAAATTCTTCTTTCCTATGGAAATCCAATATTCAGACAAGAGAATTTTTGCGTGGGGCAATTATTTACCCCATTTCCTTTGCCATATCATCAAGACAGGTATCACATACCTCTGTACGACAAACTGTGCAGTTATTTAACTCTTCTAAGTCATAAAGAACATCATTGACTATTTCGCTAATCTTATCCAAATGCTTTCTAAGACCAACTGTTGAAAAGTCTGACATCTCCAATTCTGTGTAACTCCAAATATCGGATAGTCTTTTTTGTATTCTATTTATTTCTGTTACTTGTTTCATTGTGTTCTCCTAATCGAATGTTCTCTCTTTGATTGTTTTTATTAAATCTTCGTAGTCTGAATCTCTCAATTTTATAAGACTATTTTTTCGCTCTTTTAAATCTTCATACCAAGCGATGCCACGCTTATCGATTGCCCATTCAACAAACTCAGCAGGAGTTTTATGGGCGGAGAACTTGCTCGAAAAAACGTGGCATCCAACACACAGGCAAAAACCATTATCAATGTCCCAACGGACAACTCTTATAGACCTTGAGTAGAAGTGGTGAGCATTCAGAGGCTTCGTCTTGTGGCAGACCTCGCACATTCCATATTCTTTTACTTTGTCTGCCCACGCTTTGTCTAACTTCTTTGATAATGTTTTCTTCACCTAGAAGGGTAACTTCTCTTCGTCTTTATTTGTGTGAGTGTCTGGAGTGCCTTCAAGCACTTGGAGTAGAGCCTTCATATTTGCTTCAATAATAACTTGGTCTGAATCAGTAAGGGCAGTGTGAACTTCCTTATTAGGCATTATATCAACAGCAAGTTTCAAGCATACTTGCTTATGAATATCGTGTGTTCTTGCATCAATACCAAGAGTGGTATTACTGCTGTTTTTAAACATAGTATCGCCTTCTGGCACTATGTTCCAAACAGTTTTGCCATCAACTTCTTCTTTGCGAATGTTGACCTTATCTCCCTTGCGATAATACTGAAGTTTATCGTTGAGATACTCAGTGGCAAAAATACCTTTCTCAGAACCTTCGTGCATAACTCCATACAGATACCAAGCACCATAGTTATTAGTACCTGTCTTTGGGCTATCATACAAAAACTCTACAATGTTGTCTGTATCTTTTTGTATCTTTAGGGTTTCATTTTGGCTCATTTATTCTCCTTGTTTGTTTATGGGTATTACTTTACAGTTGTTTCTTTCTAAGAGTTTAAACACCATCATACGGATAGCATCAATCTCTTCTTGTGTGATGTCTTCAGGAAACTCAACTCTGAATTTGCCTTGTGTTATCATTTTGTTCTCCTTCATTGTTTGAAATTACTAAATTATAAAGATAGTTTACAACTATTTACCAACAATAACTTGACCCCATAAGGATGTTCTGCCATTTACAATCTGAACCAAATGCACTGTAAAATAACCAGTATGATAGAAATCAACAATGGCAAAAGCGTGTTGCCAATTATGTTCTCTATTACCTAGCCATTCATTTGCATCAGCACTCATATCCTTCAGGCATCCTATTGACCAAGCTGACTTAACTCCATCTATGTGAGTGACAGAAGATTGCTGAATATCGTGATGATGTCCATACATAACATTGCCACCAAGACGGAGAAGGTGATTGCGAGTATGATTAATCCCAGCAAAATGATGTCCGTGATAAAAGTTGAGTTTACCAATCTTGAGCATCTTGCCCAGTTTGTGATATTTATAACCACGCTGTCCCAATTTAAGAGCATTTTTAACCAAAAAACCCTTAGCAAGGTAGGGGTTTTCTTCAACAAATCTATTAAGCCAGTCTTCGTGATTACCTTCAACAAAATGTCTCTCCTTTACGTTTGCTTTATCAAGTGACTCATCAATTATATCCATACCTTTGTTTACTTCTTCTATCTCTTTTTCAACAAAGGGCAATTGATACTCTAGCGGTGGTCTTTTCTTTTTCTTCCATTGCCAATGAGATACAGAACTCCATTCTCCAGTATCTCCGAGGTCAATATAACCATCTGGTTTTATAATCTCAATAGCTTGACAAACAACACTGATAGCCTTCATATCAGCTAATGGAAAGTGTTTGTCAGGTGTTACTATGTATCTTTTAACTTTCATATTATCTCCGCACTTAGCCACTTATCCAATGCTTTTTTCCATTGGTCGTATGTAGCTTGGTTGTTTTCATATTTAATCCAAACTTCATCAAACTCTTCCCATAGTCTTTTAGTCATATTTCTTGAATAGGGAGTCTTGGGAACTTTCGGATTCACTTTGCTTATCCTGTCTAAATATATTTTCTTTAACTCTTGGGATGTAGGTTTCATAGTTTCCTGTCCTTACGTTGTAATTTAGTTTTGCAGGCTCACTTCCTGTTGTTGGTTTTCCATTCTTATATTGGAATCTAATTTTGTGAACGTGTACTCCAACATAATCATCTTCTTGTGACCTGTGTCTGTGGATTGTAATGGCATTATCTGCTTTATTAAACCAGTTTGCTGAACCAGAAATATCATATGGGTTTGGTACAACTGGTTTTCTATCTGCACCATTCTCCATCTTTCTAGGATGAGCCACAACCCATATATGTATTTCATTTACCTTAGCAAAAGTATTCAACTGTGATAGAACTCTGCTAACATAATTAGTCTCATTCTCTCCATCTCCGTGCTTATGCTCAATAGTATTCCACGGGTCTATAATCAACCCATTTAATCCATATCTATAATTTAATATCTTTGCTTGTTCCATTATTGATTCAATCGTAACAGATGATTCTTGTGTGCCTATAAATTTAATATGGTCATTTAATACATTCATACTAGCCCTTGCTACTTCTTCAGGCATCTTATCATCTCCCCAAAATGCTTGTTTTGAAAACTTGCCAACCAGTTTAAGTAAGTGATGTTTAACTGGAAAATTCTCTGCTGAGAATATACCAAACTTCCAACCATATAACTGAACCATATTAATCATCAAGGCATCCATCCATTCTGACTTACCCATATTGGGAACTCCAGTAACAACAGAAACTTCTGATAAGCTAATCCTATAATGCTCATCAAGGTCTAACCATCCAGTTGATAGACCCAAATGTTCAGGGGTATTAAATAAATCAATAGCTTCATCAATCACATCCTCAATTATAACCACACCATCTATGGGGTATGGGTACGCACTGCTAACTATCTCTAATATACGCTCCTCTCCATACTTAACCAAGACTTCATTCATATCTTTGCAATCGTCAGGATATGTAACTCTACAGCATTTTTCCCTACCAATACGCCTAGATAATTCATCTCTGAGATGCTGACCAGCCCCATCAGAATCTGTGCATAGTATAACCTTCTCAGCATTCATTAAATGCTCTTCAGCAGATATAAGATAGCTGAACTTTCTATCACTAGGTTTTGAGTTGGGTGCAGTAGCACCATCGGGTACAGAAACCACATTAGTAAACCCAGCTTGAACCAAAGAAAGAGCATCCATCTCTCCTTCAGTAATTATAATTGTCTCCATTCCTTGCATATGGTCAAATCTGTAAAAACATTTCTCAGCGTTTTTCTCTTGCCTAAACTTTTTATCTGCCGTTCTTGATTTGATATTTACAACCTCTCCACCTTTATAAAAGGGAAATTGAATCCATCTGTTCTTATATCCTATCTTTGCATCATCAACTACAAGTCTTGTAATACCTCTGTCTTCAAACCATTGATAAACCTTTTCAGGTAGATTTGTTTCTGGTGGTTCTGGTAATGTAGGCATAGGAACAAACTCTGATTTTGTTAAATTTTTAACATTTTTCAAAGAACCATTCCAACCACAATGATGACAATGCCAAACTCCTTCATCTATATTTACAGATAAACATTTGTCTGATGATTTTCTTCTACCGCTTGAACATTGAGGGCAAGTGGTCTTTTCTTGCCCCGAAGTTCCTTTTAAATAAATTCCGTTCTCCTCGAAAGTCATTTAGTTCTCCTATTGATTTTTGTATGTGTGATGTAAGTTTTGAAACTTGCTGAATCCATTATTGGCTTTATTTCTTAACACTTTGAGGCTAAGTAAATTCTTTCCCCAAAAGTTATCATTTATTGCCCATTTTATTACATCTCGTATGGATTCATATTCAAATCCATCAATGACAATCAAATCAAATAATACATTTATACTACCATTTACAATTCCATCATCACTATTCCATTTTGAATCAATCATACTAGGATGCCTAAATTGTTGTGTACTATAAAAATCATTTACAATTTTCATTAGGGCATTCTTTTGTTCATCGTTCATCTTTTTATTAATAGGGGTATGCCTTTTTTTAGGGTTAGTATATACTTTAGTAATAATATTATTATTATATAATAATGTTTGCTCTAATGTGGACTGGGTATTCCCATTTAATAGAGGGGCAACAGACTCAACCCCACCCAAATCCGTGGTATGGGTTATCTCATTGTTTATCTTTACCCTACCCATATAACTGGCAGGGGTAGGCGTAATATATCTTTTTATAAACCTTTGACTATTTTCCTTCATTTCAATAACTACACCTATAAATCCTTGCTCTCTTAATTCAGTTAGGCAATTAGAAATAGCTGATTTACCAATGCCTAATACATTTTGAAAATAAGAATTTGTTTTAGTACAAACACCATCCTCATCCAATGTGGCAGTTATCTCAGAATATAAAACCTTTGAGTTTGGCTTTAGTTCTTTGTTATGTCTTATAATTCTAGGCAGTAAGCCATAAAATGCACTTTTCATTAGTCCTCCAAATGATTATTGATATACTCTACTTCATCTTGCCAGTCTTCGCTATCTTCGTCTGAATAGCAATCTGACCATTCTTTACATTCTGAACACATACCCATAATATAAGTATATTGGTTCTGTAAACTTTCTTCGTGATTTGGGATAGGTCTTTCTTCCATATAGGTAATGGTTGGGGCATCGCAACACTCTGTTAAATAATAATCACTCATCATATCTCCTTTTATAAATGGGGGGGTAAAAGGAAAAATCCCCCCCATTAAGAGTGGAAAATCGAGAAACCACTCTATGACAAATCAAAATCCCACCACTGGTTTTACACAGCGATTATAATAATCACACTCTCCACCCTTAGCAACGACACAAGGTTTATCTGCATATGCCTTGTCAACCCATTGTTGTAACTTGCCACCTATCATAATACCCGAACATTTAAATCCAGTATTATAATTGGCACATTCTTTTTTTACTGCGTTTGCTAGAGTCTTTTCCTCTCGATTCATTCGCAACATCTTTAGTCCTTTTTTTTGGTTTGAAGGGAAATGGCATTAATTATTAATCCTTTTATAAATATATTTTGTAGATAGCCCTTGCTAATATAAGCATTAAAAGCCTTCATAACAAGGGCTAAATAGCTATTACGCTTGTACTCCTTTTGTATAGTCAATACTGTCAACCATATCTATTTCATCCCTAACATCGCACTCTTGCACAAAAGCATCTTTTATATGATTAATATACCTTAGTATGTCTTCAGGCTCATTATAAAAAAAGCACTTGAAATGCCTTGCCAGTAAGTGAGTTAATACAACTGGTGTAACCTCTGTTGTTATTGCTCTACTCCTTTCCTTGCCATAACTTTCTTCAACATCAGTCATTGCATTTCCTATTGCATCATTTAACTCAATGCAATCTGATTTGAACTTATCTTTGTTGTTTTCATAATAACACATTTACGTTCTCCTTATTTTGTTAAAAATTTAACAATTTATTCTTCTACTATTTTTATTACTTCTTGCCCTAAACATCTAGGACAAGTCTTCTTTTCTTTTCCGTAAGATGGAAAATCTTTGAACCACTCCACAGTATAGATGTGAATATTTTTATTATTTCTTCTACTTCTATTCATAACTATTTCGTAACAAGCTCTGCACTTAGTACAAAACTTTACACATTGGTCGGTATAAATACCCTCGCCTTCCATACCCTTTTTTAATCTGTGCTGATGTGCCAGTGATATATCCATTTCTGTACTAGGACATTCAGCCGATGTAATTTTAACTCTTCCCATTATTCTGCTCCTCTTTATAACCTAAGTGTCTGCGAATTGTGGCATTTAGACCAAGTGTTTTATTTCTGTAATAGTCTCTCTCATACTCTGCCACATCAAGTTTAGTCTTTAATATAACTGCATAAAGTGTAGGCAAAATTATAATAAGACCAAAAAATATAGTTTCAAATATACTCATTTGCTTTCCTCATATTCTTTTAATATTTTATTTGAACCTTCGTACTCTTCTAACATCTTCCTTGCTTTATCATCTATCTCAACTGTTAGAGGTAGTCTGTCAGATACTCCCCTAGACCAAGTGTCAACAATTCTCATCATCATATCATTGTTAATGCCCCACTCTTCTTCTATGTCTGCTATTACATCGTCTAATATAGTATCTAATTGCCCTGCTATATCCTCGTATAAATTGTCAAATATAATGTCTTGTTCTGTAATCATTAAAAGTCCTCCTTAAATTGAGTTTCAAATTATAATACCTAGATATAATAGTCAAGAATTATTATATTAATATAAATCCTGTGCTATTAGATGTCATACTTAAATTTAATTGTTCTTTAAGTGTGTCTTCTATATCTTGTATTCTTAGGTGATAATATCTTAGGCATTGCTCCCAACCTTCAGTATGTTTTATTTTATCAACTTGCTTTATTAGTTGCCTATGTTCTTTAAGTATTTTAATTAATTCGTCTCTGTGCATTTTATAAATCCCCCTTGATTATTTTGTTAATGGTTTCCAATTTATAAAGCAGTGTTTCAGCGTTGCCAGTTATACCGAAATATAATTTGACGTTCCTTAGCTTGAATTGTCTGCTGGGTTTTATGCCTTTTGTCCAAAGTTTTAACGCTCCTATGGTATTTAATAAATTATAAATGCCCTTATTCGTACCCATAAAAGCGGTTGAACTGGATTCTATATCTTTTAAGAATTTACATTCTTGGTCAATTTGTATTTTTTGCATTTTGTTTACGCTCCTTTTTTCACCCAAAAAGCCGACTAAATGAGTCGGCTGAAATTGGGTTTTTTGTGGTTTATTTTATCGGTTTATGTGTAGTCTTACTAATATAATACTGTTCACCTTTTCTATTTTTTCTGCCTTTGATGGGTGTCCTTGTTACAATTTGAAACCCTTTTTTACCTTTGTTTATTATGTTTTCTTTTTTCATTTTGTTTTTATCCTTTTTTATTAAGTAAGTTTTCTATTCGTACCTTGTCACTTCCTAGTAAATATTTAAAGCGTTTTATCGTTGCTTTTTCATCCACTTTAAATATACCTTGTTTATTTTTTTTAACAATAAATTGTACTTCGTGAGTTCGTACAACTTCTAAATAATCATATTTCATTTTACACCTTTTTTTATTTTGTTAAAATTTTAACATTTTACCCAAGTATTACAACAATCAAAACAGCCGAACCAATTATAATTGCAGTTGTAAAAGCTGTCATAATTGAAATGATTAATAACTTTTCAAATAATCGCATTGTATACCTCTTTTTTTATGAGTGGGCGTAGGTGGAATCGAACCACCCCGAGAACCATTCGCCCAATAGGGTTTTTAACCCCAAAATCATTTTAGTTACCCCCTTTTTTAGTCTGCTTATGCCTTTTCTGGCGTTGTGGGTGTGGGTGGAATCGAACCACCCTAAAACCATTCACCCAGAATATAAAAATTATTTTCTTCTTTGTAGTCCTCTCATTTTGAATTTTCTTATGTTCCAATCAATAGGCTCATAAAAAGTATCTTCAAAAAGCCTGTTAATTACAACCTCGCCCACTATGTAAACGTACATATTTACCACATTTTCGGGGCTTGTTAGGTCTGTGTATGACTCGCCAAAGTGATTAAGTTCGTAGTTTTTAACGTCTTCCATTATTTCAAAGGCAAGTTTTCCAAGCCATTCTTTAGCTTTATATGTTCCAATGATATAATAATCTTCATTGTAAATCATATTATGTAATTCGTGTGGGTCTTCGGTGAAGTCCTCGAGTCTTATTTCATTATCTGAGATATAATCTAAAGCGTGATTTTGTATCTCTTCAAATTTGTAATAGTTATAGTGTGGCATTTCACCCATATCATTTAAGAAGTATTTCATTTTGTTTTTTTCCTTTTGTTAGAACCCAAATTGTTCAAATGGGTTTTCGTTTTTTGTTAAAATTTTAACATTTTCCTTTTTGGTAATTTTGAAAATTCCATTTACGGCATATCTTCTTCCATCTGTCCAATCTTCAACCTTGCCATTTTTAACCGCCCCAACGTGATGAATACTACCGCAAAAATCGAATATATATGTTTCATCCACTGGTAAAAATGTTTTCCAGTTGCTTACGTTTATGGATTGCCTAGAATTTAGATAAGTCTTTATTTCGTATAATTCCTTATTATATGAGCCGTTTAAATCTGTCCTAACCAACGCCCATCCTTTGGCGGTGTGCCTTATACAATACCGCTCTAATTCATATCCTTTCAATTTGGCAAGGTCAATAATGGCTTCAGCCCAGTCTCGGTATCCTTTATTTCTTTTTCTGCCGTGTTCATCATAAAATTTTTGGCTTTCTTGGAATGTCATATCAAAAGCCACAGCAGAAGCAACAACAGTACAACAATCTTTGTCATTCAAATATTCATCTGATTTTTTTATTTCTGAGTAGTTCAATTTTTTTTCCTCTTGTTTTGGTTTCCTTTGACGCCCTCGAAAGGGCGTTTCGACCAGTTACCAACTGGTTGCTCTTCGGAAAGGATTATTTTAAACGCCCTTCAAAGTAGTCTAAATTATCTACTAATAAGTCACCTTTTTTACCGCTTGTGCCGTCAACGTCAACTAAATTACATTCCATCAATCCAAGCACAATTAATTCCTCATAAACCACCCCGTGCTTTTCCATTAGCTTTTCCAACTCTTCTTTAAACGTCTTTGGCTCGGGTTTTTCTTTTCTCTCAACTACAATCCGCATACTCTTTAAATCATCGGATTCGTTGAATAAAAGCGGTTCATTGTTCAAGTTGAAAAAATCCTCATCATTGTCGCACATTGGAAGAGTCACTTTCTTAATAGTTACCTTAGCATTTTTTGCTGTCTCTTTTCCAAGAATACCAACCTGTGTTTGTTTGGACTTGATAAGGGTTTGCAACTTCTTACGAACAAAGGTGGTTATCTCTTTTCTCTCTTCTGGCTTGTCTGCTGTCTCTTTGAGCATTTTATCCAGTGCCTTTGTAAAGTTGCTTTTCCCGTCTTTATCTGACTTTAGCACATCTGCCTTAATTGCTTCGGTCATTGATTTATCAACTTGGTTTGCTGTTATGCCTATGTTGATTAATTCAACGGCTGATTTTATTGAATCGATTTTAAATGATTGCATTTTAAGTTCCTTTTAATTTGGTTAATTAATTCCCTAAAATTTTAAACCGCTCAAAATTAAAAGCAAGAACAAAATGTTAAAATTGTAACATTTTTTTGTACACCTTATATATAGAGAGGAAAAAATCCTTATTTTTATGGGGTTTTTTACTTACTCGGGCTGAATCCTAAATTGTATAAAGTATCAAATTTACAATAGGCACAGAAGCCCCAAAACAGTACCAAAACAAAGAGATTTTAAGTAGTCATATATTCATATTAAAAAATCATTTTGTAAGCATTTAGACGTATTCTAGAGCGTTTACCCTCGATAAAATCCGAGCTGATTCCAACTAAGTTTAATTCCATTCTATACAGGCATAAAGAACCAATTAAAATTGTGATGGTCTTTAATTTGAATAGCACCCCACCCCACCAAATACAAGCACAAAAACCACCGCCCCAATCTTTGAGCGTTATGAGCGTTTAAGTTTTGGGTGTGCTGAGCGTTATGAGCGTTTACATATTTTAAATCGTGCAAATCGCTCATTTGATGGGTGTAGGGCGTATGCAAATTTTTTGCAAGTTGTTATTGCCTGTTCCCCACAAAATAAATGAAAACAAAGTCTTATGCACCGCACCGTAAAAAAGTCCAAAAGAAAGTCCTTAAAACCTTGTATCATTATAAGAAAGTCCGTATAATATACCATAATGAGTGTTAATCTACC